TATTTACCCCAGGTAATTCACATAATATAGCCGCACAAATAATTGGACAACATAATGACTGACCTAATAACAAACGATAATCTTATATTGGTATCAGGTAAATCTGCTACCGGTAAATCAGCCAGCTTAAAGGATTTGAAAGATCAACCTGGTGTTATTTATATCAACTGCGAAAATGGTAAAAAATTACCATTTAAATCAGACTTTAAAAAACTCAATGTCACCGCATCAGCTCAGGTGTTCCAGGCCTTTGAACAGGCTGAGAAGATGCCTGAGGTGCACACAATCATCGTGGATACTCTGACCTACATGATGGATCTCTATGAGGGCACTAAGGTGCTTAACTCAGAGAATACTATGAAGGCCTGGGGTAATTACGCCCAATACTTTAAAATCCTAATGTCTCAGGTAGTGGCCAAGTCCACTAAGAATGTGATATTTCTAGCTCACACTTCTGATGTTCTCAACGAATCTGAAATGGTTAATGAGACTATCGTTAAGGTCAAAGGGTCCTTAATGAACCAAGGAATTGAAAGTTATTTCTCCACTGTTATTTCCACTAAAAAGCTACCATTAGCTAAATTAACAGATATTAACGCTGCTTCAAAATTGTGTGAAATTAGCGAAGAAGATAAACTTTTGGGCTTCAAATATGTATTTCAGACCCGATTAACTAAAGAAACGGTCAATGAGCGTATTCGTAGCCCAATGGGAATGTGGGATGTTAAAGAAACTTATATTGATAATAACGTCCAAAATGTAATCAACCGGCTGCATGAATATTATAGTTAGTGGTGTAAGTCTCTAATTATTGTGTATGGTACCAGTGTGGTACCGCACTATTAGAGCCACACTAATCTTATCTTGTGCAGGATAGGACTGATTTCAGCTCTCCTTATGGAGCATGTTTCCTCGTTACCGGGGCCTATCTATTAACCCTCCCTTGCCTACCCAGGGGAGGGTTTATCTTTAGGTGCTAAGATGGCAGTGTATAATTGAGTCCAGGATCTGATCTCCACCCGGCTCCACCGTCGTCTTAGCTCCTAAATATAAACCAAGGAATAAATAATGGCTGATGATCTAAAAACAAAATTAACCCAAAACATGGTATTTGCTTCTACTATCTTTGGCCTTGCTGTAGTTGAAGAAATTGCACTGCAAGCACTAATGACTGATCCTAATATGAGCCTACGTACATTTATTGATGTGCTTAAAAAGTACCGGGCTAAAACAGAAAAAGCTGTCATAATTGATGTATAATAATTAACTTATTTAGCTATTATCAATGAGTGATTTGTAGTATAATCGCTTACTTTAACCCCATAACATAAGGATATAAAATATGTCAGAATGGGAACTACCTGCGTCTGTTGAGACGCAATCGATCGAGCGACTCGGAGGCGGGTTTGCTTGGGAGTCTGGTGTTTATGATGCCACTGTTAAAATGGCATTCTTGAATCAGTCTGCATCTGAAGCAGTAAGCTTCAACGTAATCTTAGAAAACTCTGACGGCAAAGAGCTTAAAGAATCTTTCTGGATTAAATCTGGTAAAGCCAAAGGCAACAAAACATATTACACGAAAGATGGCAAAGACTTCCCACTACCTGGGTACTCTGTAGCTAACTCGTTGTGTGTTGCTGCTACTGGTGAAAGTCTTGCTAAATGCATGGCCACTGCTGAGAAAAAGACCATTAACGTATATGATCCGGCTCAAAGCAAGGAAGTTCCAACAGAACGTCCTGTAATTATGGCTGTCCATAATAAAATAATCAAAGTTGCGGTTCATCAAATTACTGATGATAAGTCTAAGAAAAATGATGCTACCGGCCAGTATGAGCCAACCGGTGAAACTCGTACGATTAACGAGTGCAAATTTTTCGGTAACTCTGATGGCAAAACTACTGAAGAAATCCTCAGTGGTGATGACGCTACAATGTTTGATAAATGGGCCGCTAAAAATACCGGCGCCGTTATTGACAAAACCAAGAAGAAAGCTGATGGAGCAGGCGCTTCAGCAGCTGATATCATGGGTGGCGGAGCGGCTGCAGATGAAGCACCTGCTACTGATACAGGCTCACTTTTTAGCTAATGCGAGTCTGCGGAATTGATCCGGGGTCTAAAGGAGCATTGTGTGTGTTGGATGACAAAGATCCAACATACACTGCTCTTCTCGACCTACATAAGCACTCCATTTATGATGCTACTAAATGGCTGCATAATCAACATATAGATAAAGTTTGGCGTGAAGATGTTCATTCTTTGTTCGGTATGTCCGCTAAATCTAATTTTGGTTTCGGCAGAAACCTAGGCATCGTTATTGCGATGTCTGAAATAGTAACTCAAGGCATTAAAGCCAATAAAGTTACTCCTAAAGTTTGGCAAAAATTCATAGGCGTTACCGTTAAAGGTAAAGCTATTAAGAACGAAGTTGCGCAGATTGCTTCATCGTTATACCCCATGGCTGCATTACACGGCCCCCAAGGCGGATTGATCGATGGTAGATCTGACGCATTAATGATAGCTCATTACGGGCTACTAAATTAGGAACGATTATGAAAATAAATTTTGAAGTAGACCTTACTACTATGTTTAACGCAGCTGAGCTCAGAGAGATCGCGCTCAAGTTGCTTCCTGGTATTTTGCCAGAGACTATTCCAGTATCCCAAAATGCTAATACAAAATTTCGGGATGACGAAGTCTTGGATCATGAGGCGTTACCTATCGAAAAAGGTGACTTGGCTGATACCAGTAAAGTAGCTTCTATTGCTACTGCTAAAGCACCTGATGGAATCAAGTGGGAGTTCGCTCCTAAACCTGGTCGTCGTCGTAACCTAGCTGAAATTGCTCTCCATAAAAAAGAGATCGAATTGAACCGTATTCTTACTCCTGAAGAAAAGGGTGAGACCAAAGCATTTACTGAACTCGATGAAGAAGCTGAAGAGAAAGCTAAAGTTGATACGAAAGAGAAAGTTCGTATTGATGGAATCGTCGATGAAGCTAATGCTGCAGCGTCTGAAGAGCTCGCTGCAGAGGCGGTAGCAGAATCTACTGTTGATCTACCAGCTGAGACTCTTGAAGCTGCTGACGTACAGGGCGAGGCTGCTGTTATCACTGATGCGGAGGCTGAGAATACAGATGAGGATCCTAATACTCCTCTTTCTGCGTTTGAACAGCATGCCTCTGATGTTGCAGACTCTGGTGCTCCGTTTGAAACCGGTAGTGTTGAAGAAACTATTGATAAAGAAGAGGAAGCCACAACCCCAAAGGCCGAAGAGCTGAACATCAATTCGTTATTCGAATGAGTTTAGCGGATCGGGTAAATAAGCAGAAAGATCAGCTATATGCCAAATTACTTAGACAAATTAAAAACAATACTGGGAAACGTGAAATACGCGTTCTTCGCAATCGTTATCCTAGCTATAGCTATTCCTGTTCTTATGGGGATTTTTTGGTTAACCCAAATAGTAGTAGTGACGGCAATAGGAGTAGCCCTATTTATAATACTTAAGGTATTTGGGGCAAGTGATGAGCCTGATGAAGAGCCTCCCATTAAAAATTAAAATATAGGTAATTCATCTAACCCATCTGCAATATTACCTGGTAAAGTAGTTGTGGCTGCCGTAACTCCTAAATCATCCAGCTGCAAATTACTTACAATATTGCCCATATATAGTGAGCTATTCATATTAGCTAAAGTCTGAATATCCAATATGTGCTGCAACCCAGCTGAGGCTGCTACGTAAGTTGGGTGCTTTTTAACTAATTGCTTAACCGCTCTGTGGTTACGCATAAAGTATGAGGCAAACAGCACACCAGCTACTGAGCTTAAAGCATCTATATTTGGATCTAAGTTCTCATCAAATAATACAAAGGCATCAACTGCTTCGAACATAGCTTGTTCAAAGCTCTCGCCTTTAACTTCCATAGCATGCTCGATCATCACGTATCGAGCTAAGAAGTCAGATAACGCCACTGCCTTTTTAGATACCCTATATGGAGCGCTGCTACTTGTCATAAAGACAGTCTTGGCAGCCGTGCCTATAGCGTTTGCCGCAAAGTTATTAGTATACTTTGTGAACTTATCAGAGTTCATTACCTTTTGAGCCCGATCCAAATATCCTTTAGTAGAGGCTTCATTTAGATCTTCCACAATCAAAGAGTTTAATCCGGCTTCACTCATTTTATGCATCTTATTATTCTGCATTCTTATAAAGGTAGCAATAGCCTCTTGTTTCTCAGGGCTAGCATCACTCAAATCTTTAATCTTAATCTGCCTATTTAGCTCACGAAGTCTATCAGCATCTTTCTGATAAACTTGATATTCTTGAAAACCTTCCAAAGTTTTACGAGCAATATATACAGGGCCAATTTTACGCATCATTAATTGGAAGTTATTAGACATAATGTTACCGGCAATGACTGCAGTAGTAGCAACCACAATACGATCTACACCGTATGACACAAAGGATGTAACAATATGCTGCCCCATTCTGGTTGCCCACTTGGCCATGGCCCTAGAATCTTTTTGTAGGAAATCAATGTTACTCAAGCTTTTGGCTTGAAAACCAAACACCTTATTCACAATACTATCTCGCACCATAAATGTACCATCGATCATATATTGCTGCATATAATCCCGTACTTCTTTAGGAAGTCTACGATACTGCTCTTTGTATTTAGACTCTGAATCCATGATATCAATGAATCGTTCTGGAATAGTCTCTAATAGGGTCTGCTGCTCGCGCACAAGCTCATCAACAGTATGCTTATCTGTAATGATACTATTCTTTTTATCTACAAAATTAGATTGCATGTGAGCAAACACATTTTGAAATTCTAAATCTGGTGAGAGTAATTCTTTCTTGGTCTTGTGATCCATTATAACGCGGTAATCTACAATATTGCCTGAATCATCTCGGACAGGACGAAGCTTAAGACGGTCATCTCTATTGAGCGATCGAGCTGCCCTAGCTTGTTCTTTAGCTACACCTTTAATAGTTTTTCTAATCTTTTTCCAATTAATTTTATCAGTAACTGGATCCCTATATTTAGGGTCATCAGCAAGCATTTCAGCAATAGTTGTGCCCTTAGTATGTTGACCGGTATTAGAGAAAATACCAGAAACATAACGAACCTCAGGCATCTGACGTGACACATACAAAGTATCGTGTGGAGTATCGAGGCCGGGGATATCGCCTAAGGGAACATGCTGACTATAGCTACCTTGTTTTTTCTGCTTCATTTCCTTAGCTGAGCTACCACCAGTTACCATACTGTGCAGGTTATCTACACGTTCAACAATCCAACCAGATTGTGTTTGCATAGGATTATTCCCAAATAGCTCCTCAACAGAAGACTGAGTAAAGCTAGCGTGAGCATCTAAGATATCAATAATGCCGTTATTAGCGCCATCTTTTTCAAATTCATTGGTGGATAATTCTTTAACCATAGAAATTTCCCGAGCATCTGTAGCTCCTAATGCTATTAGCGAAACATACGCTTGCAGATCTGGCAGCATAGTTGGGTGCTCTTGGCGGTCTTTAGCAGCAATTTCTGATCTAATAATTGATGCAGGATTTTGGTGTGCATCAGGTAAATAGGTTTCACCATTGGCCATAAAATGACCTAATTCAGCGGCATATTCAATAGCCCTGTCAGCCTCTTTTAATCCCATTTTAGTCAACAAAGCCGCCCGTAAATTTTTACGTAGATCTGCAGCAGCTGTTGTATTGCCTATTAAATTATTAATATCAGAAGCACTTATTTTAGTTCCATTTATTTTAACACGGAGAAGGCTAGATATCTGGGTGCGTAACATTACATTAGTTAATGCATTTTTTGTCTCAACATTAATATCTTTACCGGTAGTGGATTTCCAAATTTTATTATTAAACCAATCAAGATAATCCCGTTCGGTATCTTGGCGAGCTTTAGCTGATGCGTTTCTAACTTGCAATAGTTGCTTAATTAGTGGGCTGGTAAGTACACCGTCACCCATCTCACCAGCGATAGACATTACTGTGGCACCCATTATAGTGTGCACTTTGCGAAGGACTTGAGCAGATACTGCATTCTCACTCATATGTAATGCTGCACCACCAATTACCGAGTTAGATACTTTGCGTAATTTGCTGGTAGTGTCTGCTTTAATTAAGCGCTCAGCCTGTCTTTGCAGGACTTCTCTAATTTTTTCATCATAAACATCGGATTTAGCTACTATCTTATTAGCCATCCTTGAGGCAATAGTTTCATTTTTACTTTGGATCTGCATCAGTTGCTCAAGGATTACCATCACATCCATATGAGCATTAGCCTGGGCTTTGTTACCCATGGCTCTTGCAAATGCGTCTGCAACAATTTCAATAGCCCGAGCAAATAAACCAGCAAGACCTTCACTGCGAGTACGCTGCTCTTTAGATATACTTTCTAAATGAGTGACGAGGGCCTTATTACTCACAGAATATGCTAAAAATTCTGCTAATCTATTAGCTTCACCTTTGCTGTTATCAAACA